CACCCTTAATCTGAGTGAATGATTGTATGCCTTCTTCCTCTCTAATAAATCTCCAAATAAAAAGATTTATTAGTGTGTTAAATAATAAGGTACCTGGATCTCCGGATTGTATAGTTCCATCAATTAAGCCTGAAACTCTTATGCTTTCGTCATCATTATAAAATTCCATATTTATGCTTGTGATATCGCAGATTTCTTCATACAGGAATGGACTAAGATGCTTAACAAAAGGTGTCATGGTTTTCAAAATATTAGTTCTCACTATTCTTTTTAATTCGGATGATACAGTACTATCAAATTGTGAATAGTCAGTCCCTACAAAATAGGTGTAACCTAAATTAAACCCATAGGATAATCGTTTTTCCATATCTCCATAATTTTCACCATTAGCAAATTCATAATACTTTAATGAACAGTAAGTTTCTAAGGCTGAGCATACAGGTCCCAATGCATACTTTAATTCCTCTGTAGGCATAGATATCGCTCTAACTTTTGTATTATCGTCTTCGACTATTTGTTTTTCACGCTTAACCATAATGCCCCATCTCCTACACTTACGCCAAAAGGCCCTTTCTTGCTTATTGTCTAAATATAGGTAATAATTATCACCTTCTACTTTTAAACATCCAGGGAAATTTGTATTAATCTCATCTAACATTTTATCCTTTTTCTTGGAATCCATCCTATTAATATAAGCCTCAGCATTAATGATAGTACCAGTAAAATCAGTAGCAATAATAGCACATTGTTTTAATACCCATTCTTCAAATCGCACCAATAAATTACTATCAGGTTTAACAGTCGCTTGAACTTGCCTAAAAAAAGCACATAACCTATTTAGAAAAGAGTCACAAAACATTTTTATAGGGTTAGCTTGTTTAATGATAGTTCCCAATTGTAAAGCACCTGTTGTTGGTTTTCTACTAGTTGACTTGAGAACAGACTTAGTGTATTGTGCTGAATCATCGTCTTCCATTTGTATTGATTCCCCATTAACATTACGCATAATAACGTGTTTTGCAGAAATGTTCTTACACTCGTTTTGTATATTATTCTGGTTAGCCTGTTGTAATA